ACCAGCATAAGTGCCCAGCGGCCTATGCAAGGTTTGGGTTCAGTGATTGCAATGCATATTTGCATGTGCCCATCACGAGAACCATATCCGCCTTTAACATTATACACGTTACCAATCCTAAGCGGTTCCTCTGCACATTGAGTGTCTAATTCAACATGGATTTTCATCTCAATTATCCTTCTTAATCGTCTCAGCCTTTTTCCTCATACCCTTCCAGCTGCCTTCATCGGAATAGATCGAGCCGAGATAGCCTAATCCCTTCAATGATTCCGGCTGTAGCGCATGACTCAACAACATCGTATCTTCCTCGGCCCCGATTGTCTTTATTCCGTAGGCGCGGAGGAGGAAGGCGATGTCGTATGCGCCATTCTGAAAGAGCTTGCGAATCCTTCCATCCTCAAGAACTTCCCGGACAAGATTCCAACAAGTACATTCATCCTGCCGAGTTGGCCAATAGCAGCCAGTCTTTCTTCGGTCGTCATCGAACGGAATAACGATCGCAAGGTCTGGTCGTGGACCGAATCCAATGCACGTAATTCGCTGTCCAGCTGTTTCAATATCGACAGAAAGTAGGCAACCGGGTCGGATGAATTCAGCAATGAAAGTTCGTATGTCGTCGAGTGAGGGTTCAATCCAGATTTCACGGGGCGGTCTCCTGATTTCGGGGTAGGCAGATTCACGACGGGCTTTCATTAGATCAGCGATTACGGTTGGACGATTGTCCCATTGGCGAATAATAGCAGTAGGATGGTAAGTAGAAAGAAGCTTAAAATCAGCAGCTGTATGTGTGGATAGTAACGTCGTACCACGGAGTTTGGAGATGCCTGTTCTACCAGCCAAGGCCCAAAGGGCGGTGTTCCCAAAGCATACAATAAGATTAGGATCATGAACCATAATGGCCTCAGCCACTCTATCAAGCTCATATTCAAACTCCTCGCGGACGTATTTCGATTTCAGCAGCGGCGGGTAGCCCGGCAGGGCCTCGGCTTTGCCTCCACAGAAGTGAAGTAGGTCATTGGCTGGTGGGTGGGTTTGGAAGACGTTGAGCCGGTAGACTTCTGGGTGTAGTCCCCAGATGGCTTTGAGGGCAGAGGGATCGGACTTGGAGTAGTAGGTATGGAGGTAATCCCGATCGGCCCAGCTGAGTTTGATCACCCCGGCTTCGCCAAGCATACGGATTAGTTCCGCGCCGGGTCCGCCGAGGAAATCTGAGTTCAGGCGAACGTCGATTTCGGATCGAAATTCGCCGAGGAGGATGATGGGTTTCATGGGATGCTCAGTTGCGTGATTATGTATTCTATCTCGTCAAAAATTTTGCGTTGAGAATCATACACCAATGAATCTACAGTTGCTGTTCTACTCATTAATGCAACTTTAAAACCAAGTTTAGATTTTGTAATTACGATTTGAACAATTTCTAGCTTGTGCATTTCCTCTGACGACATCACCTATCTCCGGAATTGGGAGGGGCCGAAACCCCTCCCGGTTGGTGTTAGTCTGCGCTCAGCGTCCGCGCGATTTCCGCATAGATGCGAGTACCATCTTCGGAAGTACGATGCTTCACCACCGCCCGAACATGCGCGTTGACGACTTCATCGTTCCGCATGCGCCGAGACATTGGCTTGGAAATATCGAGGCCACAATGTTCATGAAACTCATCGAGGCGGTAGATCGCATCGGGAGTTTCATAGAACGTGGCGCGAAGAGTCTTATTTTCAAGGCCTCCGGCTTCCTCGAGTTCAGCCTCATCAACGTCATCTTCGGCCTGCAGAGGCTTAAGGGTGAACATGCTGTAATCGGTTCCTTTCTTCGAGGATTTACCCTTTTCAGCAGGTCCAGCAACTACGCAAAGATACGTACCAGCAGGAAGCGGCTTCGGGCGATCAATTTCAGTCGGGGCTTCGTCCATAATAGAGGCGAAATTGGGCTTGTCGTTCATGTTTGGTTCCTTGGGTTAGAAGGGGATGTCGTCGTAGTTTGTGGACTTGGAAACAGCAGGAGTTTCCTGCGAGGCTTTAATCTGTTCGTGTTTCTCCTCTTCAAGTTTGATTTCGGCTTTTAGAAGCTTCTCAATATCGTAGGCTAGAGTGTAACTACTCTGGACACGACTGAGAGCTTCTAGCGAAATGGAAAGGTTCTTGATTGCAAGGGTGGACATCAAGATTTCCTTATTAGCGAGATGGACTTGGGTTTCTCCTGTACAGGCGTATCTCGCAGCGCCTGAAAGAAGTCAGCTAGGCCAGTCTCAATCGGAAGTTCCTTGTTCAGGGTGTTCGGTCGAGTATTGGCCAAATCGATCATGGAATCGGATTCAAGCTGGATCGTGCGCTTCCCGGATTTATTTTTGTAGCGAACGTAATTCGGGAAGTACTGCGGGATTTTCGGCGAGAGCTTCTGCCCGACGCCTTGAGGGAAGATTTTCTTAGTGCCATCCGGCAGGTCCATATAGGTTCCGTGAGCGATGACGATGACGTTGGTGCGGATGGTGTTGGACATCAGCATCGCGATTTGCTTTTCAACATCGTCTTGGGCGTTGCCATAGACTGCGCGACCGTCGTAATCGCCGGACTTACCGCGCGGGATTATGGCTTCATGGAAATCATAAGCAGCGTCACACCAGCGAGACAAGCTATCGATAACAAGAATGGTATCGGTACCCCAGTCAGCAGGGCTTCCATAGTCAATTTCCTCCCCGGAAGTTTCATCGGTGTACTTCCAGTTATTCAGGAGTTTGAGGGAGTCGGTCCAAGCCTTGGGCTTGCCGTCGATCATGGTGCCACCGGGGCCGGGCTTGTACTTGTCTCGGACCGAGCGGAATTCGACGTTGTCGAGCTTGTCGGGGCACTCCTCGATGATTTTGTACTTAAGTATATCAAGAAGGTTGTCTAAGTCAAGGATGCGAAGACGGTAGCCAGCTTTAACTAGGGAGACGAGCGAGCCGGTCTTACCGGATTTAGCATCGCCGAGCAACAAAAGTTTGGTGAAGTTATTCGACTGGTGGGTTGAGAGGCTGGGCATCGTCGGGTTTCCTGTAGAATGAGGGACAGCGATAACGAGAGTCGGTGATGGTAGCTACGTCAAGCGCGTTGTCTTTTTGGCAGGTGCCGGTATGTTCACTTATACGTTGCCAACCTACACAAGTCTCGCAACAGTTTGGCGGATAACGAAGCCAAGAGGGAAGATCAGTCATAATAACCTCTCACCTGGGAGATAAGGGGTTCCAACGCTGTTCTGGCTCCAATTTTACGAAATCTGTTTTAAGAAACATCTCGCGTACTTGCGGTGATTTAGAACACACACCTCTAAATTTACAACCTCCAAATTTATCACATGATACATCGTTCATCGGCCAATATTCAACTGTGGCATAGTGTTCGGCATTGGCAAGGTGGAACCGCAGGTCCATAAGCCATTCGTCGAGTTGGTCCGGGGTACGGTAGGTGAATCGGCGAACAAAACGGTGGGGGTCCTGCAACATAATCTGCGCGCCGGAGATACAGACGCCTTTGATCGGGGCGTCTAGGACGGTTGCACCGGCGAGGGAGTAGAGGGTCATCTGGTTCGAGGGTTCGTATTGGTTGAAGTAATAGTCGGAAAGAGTTGTGGTTGTGGTTTTGTGGTCGAGGACGAATAGGTTGTCGTTGAAGTTGATCACGCGATCGAGGTGACCGGAGAGGAGGTAGGGTTGGTTCGCAGTATTAGCCGCACTCATACCCGCAGGCGTATCAAGATCAAGATGACTAATATCTCGTTGTCCTGCCTCTGGCCCCCAGTCAAGCTCGAACCGAAAACTCAATTCTACCGCCGCGGTTCCATCTGACTTGATGTAGGTCTCGGCGGGGTCATCCTTATAATGGTCAAGATAATCCACCACGAGAGAAATGAGAGTTTCAGGGTTCTTATACTTACCTGTCTTAGTGTCCCGATCGACTTCCCATCCGGCCATTCGTTCGAGAACATTTCGCACCGTGGTTCGTATTCCATCTTCATGTTCTGCTCCATTAGCTCTGGCGATGTCGTAGTCTTGCAGGGCTGAGTGATATTCGATTCCAAATCGCAGGTGAATTGATTCGTCCTTGACTGCCCAACCATCGATGATGGTGTACTGGTAGAGCCGTGGGCAGGTTTTGATCATCCCGAGACAGGTGCTGTCCCAAGCATACTGGATTTTGGTCCCGGGAAGGAATGGACTGGCAGAGCCATGAGTGAGGTAGGATTCATCGAGTTGCATTGGCTATTCCTTAGACTTATGCGGATCGGTTACCTCAACGATCATGGTCTTAACTTCGGTGCGATAGAAACTTGCTGTATTAAGCCCGGTTACTTTTATTACCTTGGACTTGTTAAGCGCGTTCATGATTACTTCAAGTGCGCGCGATTTACCTGCACCGACCTCTCCGGTGGCGATGATATTGAGTACAACTTGAGAGTTCATCAAATCCTCCCCTAAGCTTTCGTGTATACTGTTTCGATATGAACTTGCTGTTTGTTGAATTGTGCATCAACCCATTGATTTACTACAATCTTAAGTCTAGATGATGCATTTTCAACAGCTGCATCAACATGCTTTTCAGCTTCGATCATAAGTAAATCTTTGAGCTGGCGTTTTGTTTCTTCGAGCATAAGTTTCACGAAAAGATCATCGTCGGGGAATGCGTCGATGAATGCCATCAAATCCTCCTCTTGATCGGTTCTGCCACAGGCTTGGCGGTAAGCTTGGACATGATTGACGAGATGTCAACGGCCGCAGGTTTCACTGGCTTTTCACCGGAAGCTTTGCGAGAGCGTTGGCGGCGATGGTATTCGATGATAATGTCGATGTCGGATGGAGTTAGCTCGGTCGCGGCTTTGGCGTTGATTTCTTCCATGCGGGACATGAGAAGATCAAGGTCATTCATCTACATATTCCTCCACGCCGATGTTGTGGGCTGCCCGAGTCTTTTTGATTTCCTTCACCTTCTTCGCTACCATGTCCCGAACTTGGTTTGTCCAGCCGTGGCCGAAGATGGATTGGAGATAGATCACGTCAGATTCAAAGAGGTTGATGTTCGTTCGATGGAGCTTCGACATTGTGGAGACTCACGGTGCGTTTAACGAGCATGATGGTGTCGGGAATTGTTGGCACACAGATATTTATTGGTTCATAGCGAGATACATTTTTAGCAAAGGCATGTGCTTTCAATGACATCTGGTGCGGATTGTTGCATTCGACTACTAATCCGATTTCTTCGGCTAGGGCTCGCTCGAAGAGTTCTTCTAGAAGTTGCGGTTTCATTCTAGTTCCTCGACTGCTACGATGAGTGATTCCTGCCCGGCCGGGTCGATGTAAACCCACCACTCACCGGCATCATCTTCGGCTAGGCGCACGAAGAATCGGTCGTAGAGGGATTTGCCGTACTTGGGGTCAGTCCGGTCGTAGATTTTCATCGACTCCCGGCGCTGGAGTTGGCGATAGTGGTTCAAGCGCATACGAAGGTAGTGAGCAGCTTTCTTACCGGGTTCGCCAAGCCCGAGACAGGCACGGATGCCTTTAGGGTTGGCGATGGCGCGGTCGAAAAGCTTCTCGCAGTCGTCATAGGCGGCGATTGCGTCGGTTAGGGCCAAGGGATTAATCCTCTTCGTCTTTGTCGGTGATGCTGCTCATTGCATCGTCATACCATACCCAATTGTCTACGCCACCAGCCTCAAGGGCATCGAGTTTTTTAAGGCGGTCTTGAGCTTCTTCAAGCTTCTGGCGTAGATTCTGTATTACTGTACCGGCTGTGTTTAAAACTAGTTTAAGATTTTCATCATCTTGATCTTCTGCCATTTCAAAACATATGTCTTCAATTGCCATTAGTGTCTCCTATCAGATGAGATGTAGATCAGCGTGTCTTTGGTTCGGGTGTCGATCACATACTTGATATTATCCTCCTGCCCACCGGGGCGGATTGATTCGGAGTCGAGATGATAAACTCGGTCGAACTCAAGACCTTTAGATCGATGCCCCGACATGAAGCGAATCTCACCGTCTTGGGCTTCGAAGATGTGCTTCGCGTATGCGATTGCTTGTGCGAGGGTTCGGCCGTGACGAGCGAAGACTTTCATGCATTCGGCGGTGTCGGCTGCGGTTTTGGAATCTAGAGATTCTCGCTCGGCTTGCCAGTCGTCGATGGCGGATAGGACGGCGGGTTGGGGGAGAGAGTCGTCGCCAAGCTTTCCGAGTAGGCGAATGATTTTTGCGCCGATGTCCACTCCTGCCACATCGACTCTGCGACCTTGCTGTAGGAGTTCCATGGCAAGATGGACAAGCGGAGCGTTGTATCGGCAGATGACTGTGGAGGCAGTATCAATGTCATGCACTGACCCATGAATAACATTTCCTCCATCGCGACTTGCCCGAATGTCCGGAACTCGCCATCGAACATTGTCCGTGATGTTGGACGGGCACCGAAAACTGACAGACAGTGGCATGACTTCCATAGAAAATTGGGATACAGCATCTGGCATGGCGTTGGTGTCGGCACCGCGGAATTCGTAGATGGACTGGGCTTCGTCGCCGACCCCGATTTGGCGAGAATGTCGGCAGAGCTTGGCGACCATCGCACGGTTGACAGGAGATAGGTCTTGGTATTCATCGATCATGACCAGCGGGAAGGATGGGTAGTTGCCGCCGAAGAGTGAAGGCATGTAGGCTTGATCGGTAAAGTCGATTACGCCTTCATAGGCTTGGCGGATTGATTCGGTGAGGATTTCGTCAACGAGGTATTGGACTCCGGGAAGGATAGTTTCATCCATGCGGCGTTCAACATCGCTGAATGTACAAAGCCGCTTTGAAACCTTTGCGTGGCCTTCGGGAATATAACCAATTGATCTTGCCATGTTGGTAACGAGAGTGGTTTGGTCATAAAGGCTCCACATGTGTTTGCGATCGTTGCGAGGGGAGTCATCAACAAGTTGCTTGAAGATGTCCCGGATTTTATTCTTGTTCAGGGTCAGACGCTTGGAGCAATAGTCTGCCCAGATGCGGTGGCCGAGAGAGTTGAAGGTTCGGACTGTTGTGGTGGCTTTCATCCGGCGTTCTGCTTCGGTGGCGATGGATTTGTTGAAGCAGATTAGCAGGGCTGGGAGAGAGCGCTGGGCGGAATCGATCATGGAGAGCATTGTGGTTTTGCCGGTGCCAGCGCGGGCGCGGATCATGAGGTTATCGTTTGTTGTCTTCACCGCTTCGAGGATTGCGGATTGCTGGGGAGTTGGCGGCAATGATTCGGTCATTGGCTTTCCTTTCTGAAACAATCCCCAGAGCCGGATCGTCTGGGAATACACCGTTGAACTGGGGATTGATGCAGGTGTCTAGCATTGAACCGTCGCCGAATGGACGGGAGTCTGGATCGGTGACGATGCGAATTGAAATGGTGCCCATTGGCTAAGCTCCGATTGTCTCTGATTATACCCGATTTAACTGGCGAGGGCAAGAAGGAAATTGAGTTGGAGAGATTTATTTTGTTGGAGCCTCGTCGTCTTCAGTGTCTTCAAGACCGCGCATTAGGTTTTCCAGTTTCTCCCTGTCAGTGAGCGCCTGCCCACGTCTGACGATGCGCGCCGCAATTGCGTAGGTGACGCGCTGCGTTACGCCGTTGTCGGTGAGCGGCGACCGCTTTAATGCTTCGGCTTCCAATATTCTCGCAGCAGCTTCCAGCGCCCGCAGCCGGGCAATATCGTCGGTCATGGGGTGGGTTTCTCCTAGTGCTTGTCGAGAAGAAAACGCAGTTCGGGGGCAGCCGCGTTGATGATCGTAGCCAGCGCCGCAGCCCTCTGTTGGCTTCGGAAATCGTGGCCGCAGTCGAGCATGAAGCCATCGGCCAAGATGACGAATTGAATTTCGCCAACGCCGCTATCTGTTCGATGCTGCTTCTGGCCGACAATGGCCTTGTCGGATCGCAATAGTCCGAAATCAATGTCTCTCATCTCATCCCCCTGTGAATCGCTATTGAAACTTATTCATAGCAAGTTTGGTGATCTGGGTTCTGGTTCTGAGGAGAAGTTCATGCACCCCGAGCCAGCCTTTGGC